TAATGGATTTTACTATTCCTAAACACATTGACTTTGAGGCTCTTGATGAACGCATAAAAACGCCTATGACTGATGGAGATTTGGAAAGATATTTTGGTTCTGGTATTGAGAGCGAGGTTATGACCTATGCACAGTTAGCTAACTATAGGACTATTGATGAATTATTACCTAATCCTATTGACTTTCGTATTATTCTTGTAGAACAAATGAAGAATAAAGGGCATTGGGTTCTTATTCTAAAATATAATGGTATTATTGAGGATTTTGATAGCTATGGAAAAGGTATAGAACCACAAAGGAATTTTATTGCTGCAGGAATGAATAAACTACTAGGACAGGAAAGAAACCATTTAAAACATTTAGTTGCACGATCTCCATATAAATATGTAGTTAATAAGCATGGATTTCAAAGTACTAAACCAGATGTCAATACATGCGGCAGATGGTGCTGTTTACGAATCATTATGGCTAAAGAACTGAAGATGGACTTACCTGAATTTACTGCTATGGTTATGAAAGCCAGCCGTGATATGCGGTTAATACCAGATGCTGTAGTAAGTCTGTGGATTAAGTAATATATAAGATAATATTTATAATTTTTTGAAGACTATAAATATTAATTTGAGAGATTATTTAGTTCATTAAATGAGCAAAGCGATCCGCTTTAGCACCTCCAGTAGAAACTCCACCACCAGAGCGAGCGCCCATGCCTTTCATTTTTTTGTAATCTTTTACAACAGCCATTTCTTTCGCCGACGAGTTAGGCATCATTCCACCAGCAAGACGCTCATACTGAACAGCATTGATTGGGTCTTCCGCACCTTCTTTTTTCGCATCTAGAACCATTGACTTTGTTAGTAGGCCTGTAAAAATATTTGACGAACCCGCAATGGTTGTAAATATTCCTGAGTTGACCGCAATAACAATAATTTCAGGAGTGAAAGCAGTTAATACGTGGTAGTTAGACACACCAAGAGTGAACTGGAAATTGAAGCTGCCAAGTGATCCACTGCTTAAGTAGTCAGGCAATGAGAGGTCTTTCGCTGGATTTAGCACTAGAACCGAACCAACCGAAGCGTATTCTTTTGCTTGAGTAGCCACACCAGTATCAGTAATACCTTCATCAGCCAGATATACACCAGACCACGCCGAGAATGTCTGGTTAGAATGATTAGCCACCGACATTCTGTAAAGGTCGCTAGAAGTGGCTGACGATAAAAGACCACTTGTGTTATTTAAATTGACGGTAATGCTGTTAATTGCAAGGAAGCTTGGGGCTGCACTCATCGCCTTGCCTGATGGATATAGTGTAGCATTGGTTGGAGGAATACGAGCAGCAATAATGAAATAATCAGGAAGCTGATTGAGCTGAATATTGGATGAAGTAATAGACAAACTTCCTGGAGTAAGTTTGTAAGCTCCGCCATTAGCAGCATTAGTATAAGCAGCCGACGCAATAGTTCCTGTAGCCTGTGTAATATAGCGCGGGAGATCAACATACGGCACAATATTGCGCGCAGGAATTAGGTCTGTTGGTTGAGAGCTGAGAAAATTGACTAATAACGCAGCCCTATCAAATAGCTGAGACGTGGCAGTAGCACCCGACGCAGTAGTCCAACCAGGTTTAACTGTGAAACCAGAACCAGAACCCGAGGTAACCTTAGCCGAAGTTCCTATTAAACGGCTTAAAGTTCCATCAATATTTAGAACTATGTTCATGGAATTGATACCGACAAGACCAGCTTTGTTAAACTGGTTATTGCCATATGTGAAAGGGCTTAAACCAATAAGAGGCTCAATTAATTCAGCCTGGCAAGCAAGGGTAAAAGTATTAGTTGTGGGAGTACCACTACTAATATCATATGAACCAGCATACGAAGTACCACCTGTCGCTGTAAGAGCAGTAATATGCATAACTCTTAATTGCGGAATACCACGACCACGTGCAACACCATCTGGTGTAGCATTAAACATATTGCTAAATGGATGAATGTTTGCAGTTGAGATTACATCTCGGTATTCCGACACAACCCTATCAACAGACGAAGCTGTGGTATCATTATAGGTGTATAAATCATTCTGGTCTGCTAATTGAAGTAAAATTGGAAGAATATCTTGGTTATTGGCACTTACATTTGTATTGTTAATTTGCGCAGTGCTAGTGTTAATGAGCTGATTAAGCGGGAAAGCATTGAATGCAAAGCCACCAGGTCCGCCACGATTGGGTGTTACAGCATTAGTTGTAGCAACACTAGCAATTGCTTCGGCAGCAATTTCTATGGTGAATTTAATTGTAGCCCTTAAAAAGACTTCACGGCTTACAATAACATTTTCGGATGGAACTTGAATATTGAACGCTAACTGGGAGTTAGACGGACCAACTGCTACAAATTCTTGGTAGGTGTTTGAGGAAGCACCAGACTGAACTGCATACGTAAGTTGATCTGTAATCCCGCTTAGACGCGCATCTTTCACCAAAACTGTGGTAAAGTCTGAAGACATTGTTTTATAATATAGCTTAATATAAAATTTTATATGAATTTTCCAATAGTGAAGGAACCAAGGTTCCCTCATAACGGACGCTTCCCATCTTATAATTTCAAGTCCTTAACCGAAAACTGTTTAAGTTGAAGCTGTTGCTTCTCGGCTAATAGCTTCTTTTGGAACAATAATTTTATAGACGCAGTCACCCCACATCCCAATTTCATAGGAATTAATTGTCCAGTCTTCGCTCTCCAAAAAACTCGTATATCAATATTAGTCAATCCAAGATTGCCTGTCATGTCCACACGTCTATATTCTGCTGTTGGAGTATATAGAAGATTTGGTTTATAACCTTGTTGATTGGTTTGTAAATCAGTAATAATTAATGCAAAGTCTGCACCTGCTTCTGGATTTGGTCTATCAGAGTTAAGCGTAACATTAGAAGTATATTGATTAATTACAATAGGAAGAGTATTTGTAGTAAAAACAATTCCATTAATAGGACACCATGTATCTATTGTGCTTAGCTCTTGTTCTAATACTATATGTGTTCCAACATGTTTATATTCTAATGGAGATGGAAGACTAATTATACCATCATCTCCTATGAATGGGTCTAAAAATGGATAATTTGGATATAATGGAATAGCATTTAGTGTTATGTTTCTTAATATTGGAACTGGATGTGTAAAGTCCATAATATAAAATTTTTCATTATTAATAACGGTTTCTGTTGCTGGGAAACTACTAAATAATGCATATAATGAAGCATTAAATGCAATTTTAAAATTAAATGGAATACGGGGATCAGGTGTATGTTCTGCAATTCCATTATTTAAAGTCCATAATCGTTCTACAATAGCATAGTTGGATTGTATTGAATTAAATAATACATTTGCTACTAATGATGCTTTTAATGAACTATTAGACCACTCTAAAAATGGAGGAGTTGAATAGAACCGAGCTACAATATTAAAAAAAATTTCCCTTAATGATTGAGGTAATTCATTTATTCCATTAGTGTATATAAAATTAAAATTGGATACATATGCCTCACCTAAAGCATCATTTACTTGTGCTATAAAACGAGCATAACTAGTACACCAATAGTATGGAAAATTTACTGTGTTTTTTCCAGTTAGTTCTTGACGAGTTGGAACTATTATTGATGGACTATAATTTGGAGACCATCTAACGTTTTTAACAGTAATATGATTCCTTATATTATCAGGGATACCTATATAAAATTCTGTAAGAACTTGTCTTATTTCTACTTTTCCATATGGATTATTTGCCGTACCAGGCGCACCTATAATCATATAACGACCATCATCAAATGATGATATACTAGTACCATATAATGAGTTTGGTACTAATGGATTTGATACTGTTCCTCCCCAACTACCTGCTTCTACATAATCTCCTTCAAATTCTACAAATATAAATACTTTACCTTTAAAATTATCATAAAATGGACATCCTACAATTATTTCTGTTCCATCATAAGATAAGTTTATTGATGAACCATAACCCTCAATAGGATCATCTGGTTTTAGTAATATTTCTGTTTCAACATATAATTCATTATTAGGATCATATTTATAAATAACAATATTTCCACTTTCACCGTCACTATCAATCAATCCAACAGCAATTATATCTCCTATATGACTTATTGCTACTTCAATTCCAAAATTATTATTAGTTACGTTATTTGGTCTTATTATTGATTCGGAAGACCATGTATTACCTGCTTTTGGATCATCATTTTTATAAACAAATACGACACCAGCAGCTGGACCAGGCTCATTTGTATCTGGAAATGATCCAATAATAATTCTTGAACCAAGAGCATTTATTCCAATTTTATAACCAAGAAATATATCATCATTAGTTCCATTTATAGTTTGTATTAGATTAACACTACTATTACCATTTCGTCTATATATTCTAATTATTCCTCTATGATTTCCACTGTTAGATGCTTGTGGATAAGCTATAACAATAATAGAACCATCATTATTCAACACTATATTTGAATATGAAGGAGCAGGTTTAGGTATTTTAATTTTTGCTAAGGTTGCACGTTCAATTATATAAGTATATAAAGTTGTACCAGGTATAAGTGGATTACCAGTTCCCACACCTATCCAATAACCATCATCACTAATAGATACACTTCTACCAACTTCAGAACCAACTATATCATCAAAAAGAGGATTTAATATATTTGTTGACGTATAGCTTCCATCAAGTTGTCTTGACCATAGATATACTGCCCCTCGCCTAATAATATTATTATAAAATTCACCAGGCGCTCCTATTACTATAAATTCTCCGTCAAAATCTACATCATTAGTCTCTCCATATGTAGTAACTGTTGGAATATTTAATGCTTGTGATGTTGGAAAATTAACTAATGGTGATGGTAAGGGTAAATTTGCAGCCTCATTTAAAATTGCTACTTTATGGATTGTTCGTTCTGGATTAAATGGTTCTGTTATTATATCTGGCTCAACAATCATAGTTGGAAGTTCATAAGTATCTATTTGAAACCGTGTTACACTAACAGTATAATCTCCAGTATTAGCAATCACAGGACTATCTCGTGTTTCTATAAAATTTATATCAACCTCATTTTTTATTGTATTATTATACACATTTGTTTGTTGTAGATCTAAATATACATAGTCAGGGTTTTGTGCTTTTGCAAATGCATTTGTTTGTGACATTATTATATATAATAATATATTATAATAATATGAAAATTTTAAGGAATTTATTGTGTTTAGTAGTTAATATTGATTAACTTCTATTCCAAGTCTAGTTCCCTGATTGTTTGAGCCAGTTGCATTTGTTGTTTTTCACCTAATATTTTTTTCTGGAATAAGATTTTAATAGATGCACTAATACCCGAGCTTAGTTTAAATGGAATGAGTTGTCCTGTTTTAGCTCTCCAAAATACTCGTATATCAATATTAGTTAAACCCCTGTTACCTGTCATGTCAATTCTGCGATATTCGGCTGTTGGATTATATATGAGATTTGGTTTATAGCCTTGTTCATTGGTTTGTAAGTCGGTAATAATTAAGGCGTATTGCGCACCAGTTTCAAAGGAAGGACGGTCACTATTGATTACACTATTAGAGCTATACTGATTTGTTACAATAGGAAGTGTATTAGTAGTGAAAACAATTCCATTAACAGGACACCATGTATCAATTGTGCTTAGTTCTTGAGAGATTTCAAGAAACTGATTACTGTAAGAATAGGTTGTGCTTGTTGATGGATCAAGAGTATATGTGTTATTAGTTAAAGTCGGACCAAAATTGTATGAGCTAAATAAAGTCTTCTGTATAGTTGGAGATGGTGTTATTATTGGATATCCTCTAGAGTTTATATTTAACACATAGAACTTTTCCTTTGTCCCTGTTGTAGTTGTTAGTAGTGTTTCTGTTGCTGGGAAGCTATTAAACAAAGCATATAATGAAGGACTTAGAGCTATTTTAAAATGTAAAGGAAGAGCTGTACCAAGTGTTCCTACATTACTTGACCAAGTAACTGGTCTAACAGCCCAATTTGACGACGCAGGTGCATTATAACAGTGATTTACATATAACTTGGCTTTTAAAGTATCATCATCCCAATCTAAAAATGGAGGAGTTGGAAAAGATTTAAATGCCGCATCATAAAATTCACCTTTAACAGCATTACTAGCCCCACTGACATAATTTGTAAATAAATAATTATAGTTATCTATTGATGCCGATTGTAAAGCAGTATTAACAAGATCTATAAAATAATGGTAGCTATTACACCAATAATATGGATTTTCTACTGTATTTTTTCCAGTTAGTAATGATATAATGGGGGCTGGATATATCGGATTTGGTACCCATGTGACATTAACAACTGAAGCTTTATTTTTATTAGCATCAGGTACTGGGATTGCTGTAGAACCACTTGATGTCATAATAGCAACTTTATGCACTGTCTTATTAACATCTGACTGTGTTAAATCAGGTTCAACAACTAGAGTTGGTAGGTTATAACTATCAATTTGAAAACGGGTTACGCTCATATGATATTCACCAGTATTAGCAATAACAGGGTTATCGCGAGTTTCAATAAAAGCCACATCAATAGGTTCGCTATTTGTATTATTATATACATTAGACTGTTGTAGATCTAAGTATACATAGTCTGGGTTTTGTGCTTTAGCAAATGCATTAACTTGGGACATTATTATAATATATAATAATATTATAAAAATATGAAAATTTCAAAGTTGCGCTCAAAGGGGAGCGCACCCCCTATTTAATGAAGTTCTGTGTGCGAAACGGCTTTCGCTAAAGGTTAAATTTTTTCATATAGGCTTTTAAAGCATCATTAATATCTGGTTCAGACCACAAAATATGTTTTGATAATGAGCCTGGTGTTATTGGATTATCCCAATCCTCATTAAGTGCTGAATGCCTCTTAATATAGGCGTCTTTTTTTTTTTCATCTGCTCCCTCTACATAAGTTTGTGAAGTTGCAGACCCAAAATGCACATTATAATCCTTTCCATCTATTTCAAAAAGTGCTGTAAATTTTTTTGTAGGTTTCCATGATTTAACAATACCACAAAATCTGATATCTTTACCAATGGGTTTAACAGTTGTCATATATAATAATATTAGAAAATAAGTTTAAGCGCTTTTCTTGGAAATTATAAATCTCTCGTTTTTGAAAATTTGAGAGTTTTAAAATATAATATAATATATTATAAGAATGAACTTTGAAGATATAGGTGCGCCATTAGTTAAAGTTGTTTTTGATAAAAATCCTAAAAAAAATAAGATCATTAGTGTAGACTCTAATAATAATAGTGTGCGA